TGACCTACTACGGTCTGGTGCCTAAAGAGTACATCGCCAAGTTGAACGAAAGCGACGAGGAGATGGTCGATCTGTTCCCGGAGGATTCAGCGGCCGAGGACTACAGCGACATGGTCGAGGCGATCGTTGTGATTGCCAACGACGGGATGCTCTTGAAGGCCGAAGAGAATCCGTACATGATGAAGGATCGTCCGGTGCTGTCGTACCAGGACGATACGGTGCCCAACCGCCTGCTAGGCCGGGGGACGGTGGAGAAGGCGTACAACATGCAGAAGGCGATTGACGCAGAAGTGCGCTCGCATCTGGATGGACTGGCGCTAACATCCGCACCAATGATGGCGATGGATGCGACGCGTCTGCCGCGTGGCGCGAAGTTTGAAGTGCGTCCGGGCAAGGCGATTCTGACGAACGGCAACCCGAACGAGATTCTGTTCCCGTTCAAGTTTGGCCAGACGTCGAACGACAACTTGGCCACCGCGCAGCGGTTTGAGACGATGCTGTTGCAGGCGACCGGCACGCTGGACAGTCAAGGTATGGTCAGTCAAGTCTCGCGTGACGGCGGCAACGCCGGCATGTCGATGGCGGTTGCCTCGATCATTAAGAAGTACAAACGCACGCTGGTGAACTTCCAAGAAGACTTCTTGATGCCGTTCATTAAGAAGTCGGCATTTAGGTACATGCAGTTCGACCCCGAGCGGTATCCGTCGGTGGATATGAACTTCATCCCGACGGCGACCTTGGGCATCATTGCACGCGAGTACGAGCAGGCGCAGTTTATTGCCTTGTTGCAGACTTTGGGGCCGGATACACCGGTGCTTCCGTTGATCCTGAAGGGCATCGTTGCCAACAGCTCACTGTCAAACCGCATGGAGTTGATGGAGTCGCTGACACAGATGGCGCAGCCGAACCCAGAACAGCAGCAGATGGCGCAGATGCAGCAGCAGTTGGCGGTGGAGGCGGCGCAGGCGCAGATCGCGGTCAATCAGACGCAGGCCGAGCAGAACCGTGCGGAGGCCACGAAGACGCTGATCGAGGCGCGATTGAAGCCCGTCGAGACGGAAGCGAAGATTATGTCGGCGACCACGCAGAATTTGCCGACTAGCGATGATCTGGCGTCCAAAGAGTTCGACAAGCGGGTCAAATTAGCCGAGTTAATGCTGAAAGAAGCCGACATCAAGAACAAATCGAAGATTGTTGAGATGCAGATGGCGGATAAACAGAACAAGATCAGCGGCATGGAAGAGGATTTCCTTGATGAGCTGACCAAGGAGCTGTCGAATGGACGTTGAAAGCCTCGCTAAACAGTTAATTCTGCAAAACATGACGCCAGAGCAGCAAAATGCTGTTCTGGAGTCGGTTCGTGCGTCACTTTTAGAGGCTAGAAGCAACCAAAAACGTCGTGTCAGTGAGAACGTCGGCATGGTGGTAGACGCCTTGAAGAAGATCGAGGCGGACATTCGCGCGAAATACGACGATCTGGGTCAGAAAATCACTGATCGGGTCAACTCGGTACGCGACGGTGTCGATGGTATCGACGGACGTGACGGTAAAGACGGTAAAGACGGTCGCCCAGGCCGGGACGGCGCGACAGGGCCGATGGGTCCAGCCGGTAAAGACGGTGTTAATGGGGTCGATGGCGAAGACGGCGTGTCGGTTACGGACGCCAAGATCGATTTTGACGGCTCACTCGTCATTACGCTCTCAAACGGGCGTGAAATCAACGTCGGTGAGGTGGTCGCACCTGATCTAGCCGAGCGGATCAAGGTCATCACTAATGGCGGCGGCACCTCGCAGACGGTCATTGATACTTTGGCGTCATTACAGACGCAGATTAACAACATTTACCCTAGCCAGACGGGCAATGCGGGTAAGTTTCTCACAACCAACGGAACGGCTGTTTCGTGGGCTAACGTGGTAGGTGGTCTTAACTACCAAGGCACATGGGACGCCAGTACGAACACCCCAACACTGACTTCCAGCGTTGGCGTCAATGGCTATTACTACATCGTAGCCACGGCAGGATCGACTAATCTGAACGGCATCACCGATTGGCAGATTGGCGACTGGTTGATGTTCAATGGCACGGTCTGGCAGAAGATCGACCAGTCGAACTTAGTCACTTCGGTCAACGGCCAAACAGGTGCGGTCAGTTTGACGACAACTAATATCAACGAAGGTACGAACCAATACTATTTGGATTCGCGCGCTAGGTCGGCTATCAGCGCAGGCACGGGCATTAGTTACAGTTCATCTACTGGCGTTATCACAAACAGCGCGCCAGACCAGACGGTGGCATTGACAGGTGCTGGAACGACCAGCATCAGCGGCACGTACCCTAATTTCACCATCACGTCGAACGATCAGTACACTGGAACGGTCACAAGCGTAGCTGGCACTGGCACGGTCAACGGCATCAGTTTGTCCGGCACAGTAACGTCCAGCGGCAACCTGACATTGGGCGGCACGCTCTCAAACGTTAGTCTGGCAACGCAGGTAACCGGCACACTGCCGATCGCCAATGGCGGCACTGGCCAGACAACGGCTGTTGCGGCCTTCGATGCACTAGCACCGACGACCACGAAGGGCGATCTGATCGTATCGAACGGGTCAGACAATATCCGCCTGGCTGTCGGCACGAATGGGTTCTTGTTGACCGCTGATTCCGCAGAAACGTCTGGCGTTAAGTGGGCCGCAGCGCCTGTTAGCACGACGGTGTCGGACGACACCACGACGAACGCAAGCTACTACCCAACGTTTGCCACAGCGACCAGCGGTACGTTCTCAACGGCTACGGTATCCAGCACTAAGCTAACCTACAACCCGTCGTTGGGTGACTTGAGAGCGACACAATTAGCTGCTTCCAATGGCATTATGTTTACCAACCAGACGATCAACACGTCGGTGACGTTCCCAACGGGCTACGATGGCATCAGTGGTAAGAACTCAACGATTGGCTCTGGCGTAACGGTGACGGTGCCAAGTGGTGCCACCTGGACGATTGTGTAAGGAACGATTATGCCAATGACATTAAGCGGAGATGGGACGATTACAGGACTAGCGGCAGGTGGTTTGCCTGATGCTACGATTGTTCAATCTGATTTGGCTACGGGTGTGGCTGGTAATGGCCCCGCGTTTAGCGCTTACTATTCAGGCGCAGGGCAAACAATTTCAGTAAGCACATATACAAAAGTAATACTAAATACCGAGGCTTTTGACACTAATTCATGTTTTGATTCAACAACAAACTACCGGTTTACACCCAATGTAGCAGGGTATTATCAAATTAACGGGCTAGTAAAGTTTTCAACATCTTCAACATTCTTTTTACAAAATGTAGCTACTGTTGCCATTTTTAAAAATGGTAGCGCTTACAGGGGTGGAACACAAAACACAATCGGCGGCGCTTCTTACGTAGCATTTTCTGTATCCGATGTTGTGTACTTAAATGGGTCAACTGACTACGTTGAACTCTATACCGCGCACACTTACAGCCCGAGCATTGCTACTTTAGCGACAGATTCTGGTGCTTCAACAGTTTACTTTAGCGGTTCAATGGTGAGGGCTGCGTAATGACACTCTACGAAAAAATTATAGGCATATACCCTGAACTTACTAGCATGGATTTTATGACTGTCATCACTCTGCAAAACGATTCTGACGGTAACGGTGATTACATAGCTAAATGGGATCATCCGACACTGCCTCGTCCTACTGAGGATCAATTAAATGCCGCTTAAACTAAACAGCACAAGTGGTGGTAGCGTAACGCTTCAGGAGCCTACGACTGCTTCTAATAGAACGCTGACTTTGCCTGATAACACAGGAACTGTAATTACTACTGCATCTACTTTTGCTGGTACTGGGCCAGCATTTAGTGCGTCAGTCACTGGAACAACAACGATTACTTCAGGTGTATTCACCAAAATGGTGTTTAACTCTGAAAATTGGGACACCGCAAGCTGCTTTGATAGCACAACAAATTATCGTTTTACGCCTACTGTTGCTGGATATTATTTAATTACTGGTTCGCTTGATGCTGGAACAAGCACAAATGCAAATAGAGCCATACCTGTTATTTACAAAAATGGCTCTGCACATCGCTTTGGCGTAAATCTTGGAACAGCAAATGGGAGTTCTTTTGGTAGTTCAGTATCTGCTCAAGTTTATTTGAACGGCTCTACAGATTATGTTGAATTATTTGCGTATGTATTAGCAACGACAGCGCAATACACAGCATCAACTGCAACTTGGTTTGATGGTGTTTTAGTAAGGGCTGCATGATGACTTTATTTCAAAAAATAAAAGAAATTTACCCAGAACTTACAGACCGTGATTTTATGATCGGCATTATTTTGCAAAACGATTCTGATGGTAAAGGCGATTACATAGCCAAGTGGGAGCATCCTACATTGACTCGCCCTACTGATGAACAGTTGGAGGCTAAATAATGTCAGTCTCAATTAACGGCACTAACGGCTTAACTTTTAACGACGGTAGCACACAGACTACTAGCCCGTTTACAGGCGGCTTTGGGTTCCGTAACCGTATTATTAACGGGGATATGCGGATCGACCAGCGCAATGCTGGGGCGAGTGTTAGTACATCTTCTGCCACTAGTGGAAACTTTCAATTAGATCGTTGGAAAACATTTGTTGCTGGCACAACCGTAGTTTCATCGCAGCAATCAACAACTGCTCCGGCTGGGTATATCAACAGCACCATATATACAGTTTCTACCGCAGATACTTCTATTGCATCTGGAGATTTGTACGTAATTGAACAACCAATTGAAGGGCTAAATTGTTCTGATCTGGGTTTTGGTGGAGCGTCGGCGGCAACAGTTACTTTGTCTTTCTGGGTTAGGAGTTCAATCACAGGAACATATTGTGGCGCGCTGACAAACTCCGCAGAAAATAGAGCGTATATATTTACATACACCATTAGCGCAGCAAACACATGGGAACAGAAAACCGTAACTATTACTGGTGATACATCTGGCACATGGCTGACAAGTAACGGAATTGGTATTCGTGTTCGATTTACCCTTGCTGCCGGATCAACATTTCAAGGAACGGCAAGTACATGGAGCGCATCAAACGTGTTTGCCACATCATCGCAAACACAATGGGTTTCAACCAACGGAGCCACCTTCTACATCACCGGCGTACAACTAGAAAAAGGCAGCACAGCCACCAGCTTTGACTACAGGCCGTATGGTACGGAGTTGGCGTTGTGTCAGAGGTATTACGAGACTGGAAATGCTTATGGTGAAGGTTATACAACTGCTAACGCACCTATTGGTATTGGGTACATATTTAAAGTAACAAAAAGAACTGCACCAACAATAAGCTATCCAACTTTTACAAATGGCTCTAATGCAAGGGCTGGAGCAGATAGGGCAATTTATGTTGATAGTTATGCTAGATATTGTTTAGCTAATGCAACAGGGTCTTTGTACGCTTATGAGACATTCAATGCTACAGCGGAGCTATAAATGTACAAGCTAATAAAAAATTATGAAGGATATATTGTAGATAGCATAGTTCAAAGAATTTTAGATAAAGCTACTATCCCATTCGATCCAGCCAACACGGACTACCAAGCGTATTTAAAGTGGCTTGAAGAAGGCAACGTACCGGAACCTGCTGATGACGCCTGAACTGCAAAAATACTACGAAGATCGGTTCTCCATGATGGCCACGCCAGGGTGGAAGGATCTGTTGGAGGATATTGACAAGATCATATCGACGTTGCAGGATATTTCTACCATTGACGGCGAGAAAGACTTACAATTTAAGAAAGGCGAATTGTCTATCTTGACTTGGCTGAGAAACCTTAAATCGGTCAGCGAACAAGCTTACGAGGACTTAAATGCGCAGGATGTATGAATTTCTCTGCGAAAGCGGCGAATTAATTGAAAGATTGGCAACTTTTGAGCAGCAAGTAGTTAGTTGCAAGTGTGGCAAGTCAGCCCGCCGCACGATTTCTGCTCCGCACTTCAACCTTGAAGGGTGGTCTGGTCATTTTCCGACGGCGTATCATCGATTTGACCAGAAACATCGTGAAAAGTTAGAATCGGAGCGCAAAGCGAACGGATAAGCATTTTTGCCCCGTTCATGTTTAATCCTGGGAACCAAAAGATGGCAGGAAAAGGAACCACGACATGTTGATTGACAATGAACCCGAGATGCCTAGCGAGTTAGAGGCAGAGGAAGCGAAACTACCCGACGCAGTAGCGGAGTCTAAGCCGGAATTACCGGATCGGTACCGAAATAAGTCGCTTGAGGACATCGTAAAGATGCACCAAGAGGCCGAAAAGGTGATCGGAAGGCAGGCGCAAGAAGTCGGGGAAGTGCGGAAACTGGCCGACGAGCTGATCAAGCAAAACCTTGGGGCACGGCAAACGACTGTTGAAAAAGAAGAGCCGGAAGTAGACTTCTTTGAAGACCCTAAAACGGCGATTCACAAGACGATCGAGACGCACCCGGATGTTCTGGCCGCTCGCGAAGCAAGCGCCCAGTTCAAACTGTTGCAAACGAAGCAAAAGCTGTCGCAAGCGCATCCTGACTATGAGCAGTTGATCAATAGTGAGGACTTTGTGAACTGGGTGAAAGGATCGCCCATACGCATTGAACTGTTTGCTAAAGCCGACGCCAAGGCAGATTTCGATTCGGCGAATGAATTGTTTAGTACCTACAAAGAACTGCGCAATATTCGTGGTGAGCAGGTTAAGCAGCAGGCAACTGCCGCGCGCCAGCAGACCATGAAAGCCGCGCAAGTGGATAGTGGTGGTACAGGGGAGAGTTCAAAACGGGTTTACCGACGTGCTGACCTTATTCGGCTGAAAATGACCGACCCAGCCCGGTATGACGCACTGTCTGAAGAAATTATGGCGGCGTATCAAGAGGGGCGGGTCAAATAAACTTTTGACTTTTTAGGAGCTAGACATGGCTAATACAGCTTTTTCCCCAGCAAATAGCGTTACCCCAACAACAGCAGCAACATTCATCCCAGAAATTTGGAGTGATGAAATTGTTGCCGCCTATAAGAAGAACCTCGTTCTGGCCAACCTGGTCATGAAGATGAACTTCCGTGGCAAGAAGGGTGACACCGTCCACATCCCAGCACCGACTCGTGGCTCTGCATCGGCCAAAGTATCGACCGACGCAGTGACTTTGATTGCTGCAACCGAGTCCGAAGTCCAGGTATCGATCAACAAGCACTACGAGTACAGCCGCTTAATCGAAGACATCGTCGAAGCCCAAGCCCTGAACTCGCTGCGTCAGTTCTACACTGCCGACGCTGGTTACGCGCTGGCTCGCCAGGTCGACACCGATCTGGTTCGCCTCGGCCGTGCTTTCAACGGTGCAACCGTTGGTACTGACGACTACGCAACTAGCAACACCACGACCAAAGCCTTCATCGGCTCGGACGGCACCACCGCGTACAACAGCACCAGCACAAACGCTGCTGCCCTGACCGATGCTGCTATCCGTCGCACCATCCAGCGTTTGGATGACAACGACACCCCGATGGACGGTCGTTTCTTCATCATCCCACCATCGTCGCGTAACACCTTGATGGGTCTGGCTCGCTACACCGAACAGGCGTTTGTCGGTGACGGCAGCGCCATCCGCAACGGTGAGATCGGCAACCTGTATGGCATCCCAGTGTTCGTCACCTCCAAC